ATCTAGTTTCTCATCTATAGATTGTTTCATAATTAAATATTAGACTTGTCTGTATTGTAATCGAAGTCGTTTCCATCAAAAAAGTTTATTGTTTCAGTTATATTTAGTGGACTTGTATCAACTGCCGTATTAGTTGGATTAGGCACCATCTTAACTTCACTAGACCTTCCAGCTGTAGTATCTACTTTACCATCATCTGATATGTAAGTTCTTGCACGAACATCTCTGATAATTTCTTGAGATGCAATAGAACCATACAAATATGTCTTCATTTCGAAGTTTAAGTTCCAAGTTATTACTCTACGAGATTGAAAGTCACCTTCATATTCATCTGTATAAGATACATCTTGTAATACGATTGGTACATCTCTCTTTTCAGCAGTGCCTGGCACTGTAGTCATTGTGACTGTAAAGTCTGGAGTAAAAAATGGTAGTATCTGTTCTACAATTTGTAATGCATCCTCAGTGTTCTTTGATAGAATATATAAACCAAAGTTTATATTATATGGAACTGGTGCAAACTGTGTTCTTAAAACTGTATTATCAGTTGCATCTTTTAGTTTGTATTGTTTAAGTTTACCTAATTTTCTTTCTGCATCATATGTAAGACCTGTAATATCAAATGCAATTCTAGGTAAAGTCATTGCAACCCTTGAACTATTATTGTCCATGATATCACCTGCTTGGTCTAATCTTGCAATAAATTTTTGTTTGGGCCCATATGATAATGGAACTCTCACATTTTGAGTTGAGTTTCCAGATGCATCATCTCTTTGAATATCAATCTCATTGAACATAGTACCAAAGACTGATACTGCCCTTTTGATTGCTTCATGATAGAAATGTGTTTTACCCAGCATTTTTAATCCCCATTACCCAATTTTCTGCAGCCGATTCTGCATATACTTCACTATGTCCTTTATATATTTCATCGAATTTCCAAACATTACCTTCCCAATATCTGCATCCCCAATTACCATACTCATCTTTCCATACTTCTGATTTTCTATTTTCATGTTGGAATGTGTGATATAAATCACTAAAAACTTTCATACTCATATTTATAGTGTTCCAAATGGATTCGTTTCTGTAAAGTCTACGATGTTATCTCCAGCAGTTTCGAAATCTTTATTATCTGCAAGTGGGTCATTAGGCATTGTATATAAGTCTGGTGCAACTGTTATTGCCCTATTTGCATTACTTGTTGCACCTACTATATTACCAGCATTTGCATTTGATGTAAGTACAAACATCGTGTTCGTAGCAGGTGTTGCAGTATCACTAAATGTGATATTATTAATTTTAACAATTTTAGCAGTTGACCCAATTGATGAATAAGATACTACATTACCAGATACAGTCTTACCTGTATTAACTGTTTGTGTGACCACCTCACCAACTTCGAAGTCTCCAGAACCAGCACCAACTGTAATTTGTACTTGATATGAGAATTGGTCTTCAACATTATCAAGTTCTGCAATACCAACATCAATCTCTTCATGTGAGTACTCAAATGTTTCACATTGCATTTTGAATACATTAATTTTACCCAATTGATAGAATGGATTTTCGTGTTCTACGAATCTGATTTCAAATATTTGATTTCCAAGAGGGAAGTAAATTAAGTCTCCTTCTTGAGGCCTTGTTGTTGTTGCAAGATTAGAATCTAATGATATAAACCTATCCCATGTTCTTCTTGATAAAACGAATGTTGCTTGGTCTCTAACTTCTACACCAAATTTAGAAAGTAAGTCTCCTTCTCCCTCAAACCCTTCGGTGTTTTCAATATACATTTCAACTGCATATGCATCACCAAACTTAGACGATGTATCTTCACCAAAGATTTCATCCTCATCCACAATTGTTCGTGGTAGGTAATAACACTCGTGTCCATAGAATCTAAGTGATTCTACAACCAAGTCTTCATGCAGATTTTGTTCTGATTGAACTGCATGGTTAAAATAAACATTAGTAGGCATCGATTACCCCATCATTATAGCAGATTCAGTTTGTAATAAATTACTTTGTTCCTCTAACTTTTCAATTTCTGTATTTGCATCTTCAAGGATTTGTCTACCCTGTAAGGTGACTCCGCCTGGCAACTGAACCCCTTCAAATTTTGATAAGTTCTGACCCCATTGTTTTTTAAACAATGCAGTGACATATTTCTTTAACCAAACATCATTATATACATCTGTAAATTGAGTTGGGTCTATCTTTCTATAACAATCTATGATAATATATTCACCAGAATTAACTGCATTTGTCCAGTCCATATCTAGGTATAATCTGTTTTGTGCCTTATTGAATCGTATTGGAACATTTCCTATTAACAATTCATCCAACAATTGAATGTGGTTTTGCACCATTTCATATTGTATTATAGATGTAGAAGAGATGTCATACAAATCATTTAATCTTAATTGATATCTCAAGTCAAACATATTTAGACCAGATTTATCTACAAATGGAAATACTCTTAATACTGAATATACTGATTCTGGAAGAACAACATATCCTTGTCCTTCTTTAAATGTCATATTACTTGCAATGTGTGTTCCAGTGCCTGATTGATTCATACTTGCATCTGCTTTTTGACTTGCAAGATGTGAATCGTTGATTTGGTGTTTTAAATATGTACGAATAGTACCATCGTAGTGATACTCTGCAAAATATTGTAATGCATCGTCTAATATATCGTCAAGTTGGTCGTCATCCACATTGATATCTAATACTGGTTTACCCAGTTGTCTTAATGCATATTCTTTTAATGTTGCTTTACTATTTGGAGCTGCCATAACATAATCCTGTTAGAAATTAATCTCTTTAACAGTATTTAGGTTATTTTTGATTTGAAAGTAAGAAATCGTCTAATTTTCCATCGATTTTTTCAATCGATTCTAGTAAAGGTCTCATTGCCCGTTCAAGGTCATCCTTTTGGATGTAATCCCTTGCAACCTCTTCTCTGGTTCTATTAAGAAGGATTTCAATCCTTTTTAATTCATTTGCTTGGTTAATAACCCACCAACCAACAGCAGCTGCACCAGCAGTTAGAATAAAATTCCAAATTAGGTGTAACATTTCTCCATCATTTCCGAACATAAGACTTCCTCTAAATATACTATTATTTATAAAGTTTTAAATTTTCGTAATGTTTCCATCTGGCTCAACATTAAAAGCTAGTACATCATCAAAGGATGGTTGAATATTAGGCATAGCACTTAGTCTTCCTTCATTCTCCCATTGGAAATCATGATTAAATGCAATTGATATTCTGTCGAAATCAACTTCATTAGGTTCTACATAATGCATCATTGCAGAAGGAAATAATAGTAAATCACCCTCACATGGGTCGATAACAAGATTGTCCATGTCTCTTCTTGAACAATGTGTAAAGTCTGACATATATTTTGCTTGACCAGACAAGAATTGTAAAGAACCAGAACCCCTAGTTTCGTCTGGGACTTTTAAGTAGAATACACCACTAAACCAACAGCCTGGATGTGTGTGTACATTATTATATGAATGTTGGTAGTTTATATTTACCCAATAATTACCATGATGTAATTTCATCTTATCTGACTGGTTACCAACAAAGAATGGAAATACTTCATGGTTAAAAACCTCTTCAACTCCATTCATCATAGATTGAAAGATTGGTCTTTCATTTACACCATCATTAGATTGCCAACCACTACCATTATTAGAACGAGCCCTTCCTCTAGGGTCTTTCTTTCTCATAGTATAACACTCTTGTTGCATTGCATACATTTGTTGAGGTGTTATTAATTCCTTTTCTATTAAATTTACTTTAAAAACATTCCATGAAAACATTGGTATATACATTACGAATACTCCTTTCTAGTTGCCCACTTCTTTCTGTAAACATGTTGAAGGTCTTTCTCTTCGGAGTTATGTTTCCTTGCATTCATTAGTGCAAGTTCTTCCTCATCATCTTCTTGCATCTGTAACAACTCTTCTGGTGAATAATATTCTATATTCATCTTCCAAGGTGTTCTTATAAAAGGTACAATCTGTACCAGAGGTGTACCTTTACTAATAACGAAAGATTCATTTACTATGGGATAAAAAATTAACATATTATTTGTTGTTAATTGGTTAAATTTGTCTGTATCAATAATTCCTTGCCAGACTCTAAAATATGGGTTATCAAATAAAAATGGGTCAAGATAATAACAAGAAGTTCCTTCTGGTGTTTCAATTAAAAAATCCATCTTAAACTTAAATGCCATCTTGTCATCCCAATTACTTCCATGAGTTTGTTTTGCTGGATGACCTGCTATCATCATTTGTTTTTCAATTGATTTAAGTTCTCCAATTGATAAATCATGTGATTGAATATAAGTATCAACATCTTGTGGGTCTTCAAAACTTTTTAGTTTATGAATATCTTTATTGGTTACTTTATCTTTTAAAGGTATTGCAAGACTACATGGTTCTCCATTATTATCTCCTATCCAAACAAAAACAGAATGTCTATTTCTTATTAGGTATCCCATTGATAACCAGTCATGCATGGCTGGACATTTCTTAATAGTTGAAATGTCTTGACCATAGTTCTCTATTGTTAGAGGTAGTTTTTTATACCACTCTGGTTTAATTTTCTTTGCTGGGACTGGTTCAAATAAACTATTTTCAGTGTCAATAACACACTGAAACTTTATTTCCATTTCCTTTATTGGACATTGTTCCATATTCTCTCGTGTAAATAATATAATAATAATTTTAGTACAAAGTCAAATGTCATTATTGCACTTGCAACTTTAACTGAACCTGTAATTACTAAACCTATTAATCCTGTTGTAACTGTTGCAATAATTCTCCATGAAAAGGCTTTTGCTAAAGACTTACTGGGAGAATCCAAGCTGTCTCCTAAGTTCTGTTGCAGAAATTGATTCAGTCTCTTTATCAAACTTTTCTTTTTCTATCTTATACCCTACACCTCTACCATAAGTTATGTTGACAATGTTTGGTACTTTCTGTATAATATAGTGTATATTCTCTTCGTATCCTTCTCCAAGTAAATACATTTTTATATTTTGTTTAACTGTTTTAAAATCAAAAGGATTTTTTGCAGAGTTTTCCATTGCACGAACCATGATTACTACTTGTTTTGTTTTATCAAAACATCTTTGAAATAATGCATAGTGACCATCATGAAATGGTTGAAACCTACCTAACATTTGTGTAGTAGGTTTGTTCTCATCAAATCTTTTATTTTCTGCAAGTATTTCTCTTGCAATAACTTCTGAATGGAGTTCACCATTCTGGTCTTCTACAAGATAGTCCACTTCGTTTTTAAGTGGTCTTTGAAATGCTTTGTTAGTGTCTTTATATCTACTTTTTTCTACTGTATCCATAAAGACAATATAATCTGGATTTAGGATTTGTCTACCTTGAGTGAATGGACATACGAAATCCATAATTGCATATGGTTTTTCTGATTGTCTACATAGGTCTTTCATCCTATGTACTTGTCTCATTCTACCCTCTTCTGAAAAATCCCAATCTTCGTTTTGAGCTCGGACTGCATCTGCATTGAAATGGTCTGCATCTAAATGTTCAAGTAGACATTTTGAAATGTAGGTCTTTCCACTGCCAGGCAGTCCCATAATTAAAATTGTTTTCGTTCCCATAATAATACTTATTGTTCATCCCAAAGGGATATTTTGTCACCACGAACTACCATACTAGTTCTAAAAGGAAATCCATTTTCTTTTGTATATTCTACACTAGGGCCTGGATGTCTATGTGTTATTGCACCATTCATTATAACCAATCTATTTGGTTTATACTGTACTCTCCCTATTTCATATTCTGGTGCATCTTCTGGAATACCTTTATGTACTGTATGGTCATGATATTCCTTGTTATACATGATTAAATCACCACCCCAACCATCATCCCATCTTTCTTGGTCATAATATAAGAAGGTTAGGTTATATATACATGCATCATCTAATCCTGTATCTTCATGAATTGTTCCATCTTGTCCAATGGTCTGTCCATTAAATCCACAATACTGAAAGTATTCCCAATCAAATCTAAAGGTTTGTCTTAGATTGTGTATAAACCAATCAATAGGGGCACTTCTATATCCTATATGTTTTAAACTTAATGTATCTTTTTTCCAAGATGCTTGGTCTTTCCAAGAGGTATAGTATTGATGATAGTGTTCATAATGTTTTTCATTTGATGGATTATGGTCATGACCTCTTTCACCTTTATTAATGTATATGGATTCACCCCAATAAAGATGTTGCATTTCTCCATCACGAATTA